CGTTCGTTTTACGTAGTGGCCGAGGACGCCGCCGGTCGTCGTTATGCTCACGATCATTCTTTTCTGGATCACGTTCAGCGTTACGACGAAGAAGATGGTGGTCATTTTTGGGGTCGCCGTTGGGACGGTGACGCCGAGCGTGAGGCTGCTGCTCTTCTGGCTCGTATCGAAGCTCACGTTGCTGCCGGCGGCGCTCTTAACGAAGCTCATTGGTACGAGGTCGATCCGGGTTACGGTTCCGCCGCTTATCAGGAGCTGGACGCCGTCGGTTATTTTGCGGCTCGTGAGCGTCACGAGGCTCGTCAGGCCGGCGAAGCGGTTCCTTTCGATCAGGTCTACGATTATCATTTCGCTTGAGAGGGAGGCACGTGACCTTCAAGCCCCACGACTACCAGAGGGAGGCCCTCGCGCACCTGTACAAGGAGCGCAGGGCCGCCCTGTGGATGCCCATGGGCGGCGGCAAGACCGTCACCACCCTGACGGCGCTGGAGGCGCTCTCCGTGGTCGAGGACGTGTACCCGGTGCTGGTGCTGGCACCGCTGCGCGTCGCGCGCTCCACGTGGCCGGACGAGGTCAAGAAGTGGCCGCACCTGTCGCACCTGCGCGTCAGCGTCATCACCGGCACGCCGAAGCAGCGTCAGGCGGCGCTGGACACGCCGGCCGACATCTACACGACCAACTACGACAACCTCGTCTGGCTGCGCGAGACGCTCGGCGACGCGTGGCCGTTCATTACCGTGGTCGCCGACGAGTTCACCCGGCTGAAGTCCTTCAGGCTGCGTCAGGGCGGATCACGGGCGCGTGCGCTGGGTCAGGTGGCCCACACACACGTCACGCGCTTCATCGGCTTGACAGGCACCCCTGCGCCCAATAGCATAGTCGATCTGTGGGGTCAGTCGTGGTTTTTGGACAAGGGCGAGCGGTTGGGACGCACGTTCAGCGCCTTCAGCGAGCGCTGGTTCCGCAAGGGCTACGACGGCTACAGCCTCGTGCCCTACGACCACACGCAGGAGGAGGTGCAGGAGCGGCTCAAGGACATCTGCCTGACCGTGCGTGGCCTGCCCGTCGATGAGCCCATCACCAGCCCGATCTACATCGACCTGCCCCCGGCGGCGCGCCGCGCGTATGACGAGATGGAGGAGGAGATGTACACGATCCTCAACAGCGAGGGCGTGGAGGCGGCCAACGCGGCGGTGCGGACGCAAAAGTGCTTGCAGCTCGCCAACGGGGCGCTGTACACCGACGAGTACGGCAACTGGGAGGCGGTGCACGATGCCAAGCTGGAGGCGCTGGACAGCGTCATTGAGGAGGCTAACGGCGCGCCCGTCTTGGTGGCCTACAATTTCAAGCACGACTTGGCCCGGCTACGCAAGCGCTACCCTAAAGGCCGGGTGCTGGACGCTGACCCTGATACGATCAAACAGTGGAACCGGGGGCAAATCGAACTACTTTTCGCTCACCCTGCATCGGCGGGCCACGGCCTGAACCTCGCGGACGGGGGCAACATCCTCGCCTTTTTCGGGGTCAACTGGAACCTCGAGGAGCACATGCAGATCATCGAGCGCATCGGCCCGATGCGGCAGGCGCAGGCCGGCTACGATCGGCCGGTGTTTGTCTACCCGATCCTCGCCCGCGACACGGTGGATGACCTCGTCATGGATCGTCTCACGTCGAAGAAGAGCACGCAGGAGATCCTGCTGGAAGCAATGAAGCGGAGGAAGAAATGAGCTACACCTGTTCGGTATGCAACAAAGAGCACGACAAGATTTCGGGGGTCATGGCCTGCGTCCATTCGCATGAGCCGGCCAAGCTGACCGGCGGTAGCACCGACTACTACAAGGTGCGCGTCGATCGGCCCACGTCCGGCGGCGAGCCGTACACGGCCGAGTGCAACGACATCATCGAGGCGCTGAACATGGAGTACGACGTGGCCAACGCCTTCAAGGCGGCGTGGCGCGTGGCGGCGCTGCGGCAGGGCCGGGGCAAGCCGGGTCAGGACAGCGCGGTCTACGACGGCGAGAAGATCGTCTTCTTCGGCCAGCGGATCATTGAGAGGAGCAAGTGATGGAAACTAAATACATGCCGCTGATCAGCCCGAAGCGTACGAGCATAGCCATGTCCGAAGCGCTGTACGGCTTCCAGTTGTACTGTTCTGCGCGGGGCATATCCTCCGCTACCGAGCAAGAGGTTCGCGACTACATCACGCGTAGCTACGGGCCAGAACTGGCTGCCAAGTTCAAGGCGGAGTATCTAGTCCCTTGGCCTTCAGATCCTCAAGGAACCGAAGCACTTTGTCGGTGACTATCAGGCTTTGCGGCTTCATCTGAAAAGCGCGCAGCGGCGAGGACGTGCCGGGCTTCACGCCCACGGGAAAGTCAAAAGGTGTGTCGTAGCCATACCGCGCCATACGCTCGGGGAAGAGCGACAGCGCGCCTATCCCGGTCTCCTCAAGGACTGAACGGCCCTCGCCGGGGACACCGGAACGATACGACGGGTGCTTGCTGTCCGACACGCCGAACCTCGTATCAATTTCGCCGAGGTTCCGCAGCGAAAGCAACGGTGCGCCGATTTGCTCAAGGTCGGTTGTCCCGTAAACCGCTTCGCCTGTGCCGAGGCCGCCGCGCTCGCGGTACTTGTCCAACAGTTTGTTCAACTGGCCGCGCGCTTTGCCTCTGGCGCGCATGAACGTCTGGTAGCCCTCGGGGTCTTCAAACCCCCGCCAGTCGGGCAAAACAGCCTTGATGTCGCTCGCCAGCGCGGCTTTCTCCGGCGCGTCGAGAGCTGCGTCGGCATAGGCGTACTGCAGGCCGCGCGGCTGATGCGAGAACATGGACGACAACGGCCCCATAGACCACGGCGCGAAGAGCGCGGGCTTGCCGGTCTCGCGCTCGATCTGACGTGCCAGAGCTAGGTGAGCTTCTGCGTTCGCCTTGTCCGCCGCCCACACCTCGCCGGGGTTCTCAAACATGAAGCCTTGGCCGCCCTGCCTTGAGAACGGGCGGTTGAGGCGCACGTCGTTTACGGCGAGGATATCGTCGCCCGCAGCCGATAGATCCGACATAGACGTAAGAATGCCGCGACCCTCTAGATCATAGATGCTTTCGACTGGGGGCTTCTCAATAGCGCGGGGCTGGACAGTGAGTTCAAGATCGCGGATCTTTTGCTGCTCTTTTTTCCGCTTCTCGATGCGCGGATCGGTCGCCACCTGCGCCGGCTTTACGGTGTAAGCCGATGGGCGCGGCGGCGCGGCGTTGGGCTTGCCCGCGTCCATGAACTTATCGGCCATCGCCTGCCACTCAGCCAGTGGCGCGTCGCGGTCAACGTACCCGGCTACACGGCGCGCCATCTCTGGGCCGTACTCGCGGTCGATCAAAGTCGCCGGGTTTATCGGTGCCGCTACCCGTGCCGCAGCCTTTTTGGTCGCGGCCTTCTTGACCCCTTTCACCGCCAGCTTGCTGACAATGCCCATTACGCCTTCCTCTTCACGGCGAGACCGCCACGGGCCTTACGGATGTCCGGGTCGTCAGGGTCGTATGTGCCACGGTTGCCGATGGCGGATTTGATCTGGGTCGGTTCAAACACGATGTAGCTGTCCGCAATGCCCGGAACCTCGCGGCGCAGCTCACTGTCGGGCAAAGATCCGCCCCGCAGACGCTCTAAAGCGTTGGTTTTAGCAAGCTGCTCCTCGGTCATTTCACCGCGATTAAGATACACAATGCTGTCATGCCCGAGGGATTTTGCCTTCTTAATTTGCTCGCGCCAACTTTCATCTAGCTCGTCGGCAAACCGCATGGGATTTTTAACGCTCAGGTAAACGGGAGCGACTTGTGGAGCTTCGAAAGCCTTAGACGGGTGATAGTAGCGGTTACGATCGGCGTCCTCTAAACTTGAAAGAGCCCGCACACGCTCATTTGCTTGCAACGCGGTTCCAAAATGACTTCCGAACCTGAACTCTTGTATGCCGCCGGGGGCCAATGTTCCGTGGAAGAGACGCATGGGCTCACCGTACTCGTCAACCGCTTGGCTGCCTTCAAAGAAGCGTCTGAAGTTCGGATCGAGTGACAGCTCGGACGCCGGCATGTACTTTTCGAGGAGGCTGGGCATCATCGGCCCTTCAACGCCCTCGCCCCCGGCAAAGTAGCGCACCTCCGCCGGGATGCGGTCGATACCCAGATCGCGCGCCACGGCGGCGCGGGTGTTGCCCTCAATGATGTACGGCTCGCCCCGGTGGTTGATGCCCACGAGGATCGGGCTGTCCTTGTACAGGCCCTCTGCCTCAACCAAGGGGCGCAGGTTGTCGTACTGCGGATCGCCGGGCACGCGTCGCTCACCGGACGCGCCGGGGATCACGGCCAGCTTCTGCGGGTCGAGTTCGATCGGCCGCTTGAGATACCCGGTTACGGCACCGCTGACCGGCCTCCGGCTTTCCTCGGCGCGGCGGCGCTGGCTCGCCAGCCACTCACCGCCGGGATTGTCGGTGCGGACGATCGGCTTCTGACGGGCGCGCGGCGCAGCCTTGGTCGCCGCCTTCACCGCCAGTTTGCTCAGAATGCCCATGACGCTTAGCGCTTCCTCTTCTTCACAGCCAGACCGCCACGCGCCTTCGCGGCGCGGGGAACGGCCTTCACACCGCGCGAAAGCAGCGGGCCAGCCACGGGGATTGCCGACAGGCCGGAGACAACCGCCGCCTGTTCAAGCATGCTCGCCAGCTCTTCGTCACCGGCCGCACGGGCGGCGCGTGCCTGCTCCCGCACATCAGCGAAATCGCGCATGCCAGAGAGCGGTGCGAGCAGAGCGTCCATGGCGAAACCCGAGGGATCTTCGGCCACCGCGTCGTACATCATCCCGCCGAAGCTCCTGAGATCGCCGGGGATGGCAGAAGGGTTGTTGGCGCGGCTTGTCAGATACCGGCCGGCGGTGCCGAGCGCGTCGCCCACACCACGCCGCAGATACTCAGGGCTCTCAAGCATACGTTCAAGAGCGCTCATTTGCTTGGCGCGGCGCTTGTCTTCCGGGCTGCCGCCGCGCTGCAGGCGCTGCGGCATCACGGCGAAGGGGAAGTCGGTGGAGCGCATTAGCGGGTGGCTCCCGTCTCGTACTCGATCATGGCTTGGCTCACCAACGGGATCATTTCCGCCGTTATAGCATCGGAGGGCGATAAACCCAACTGCCCGGCGACGTACTTCTTGTAGTTGCGGATCTCGGCCGGCTTGTTGGCAGGGTCACCGCCAAGGTACGAGTCGATCAGGCTGGCCACAGTGCGCGCACCGCCGGTGAACTTGTTCTCGACGAGCTTGCGCTGCGCCGCGTCGCCAGCCTCGACGCTCTCAAACTGGGCGAAGCCGCCCTCGCCGGGGCCGACATAGCCGGGCTGTTTGCGTACCCATGGAAAGTCACGCAAGTTGCCTCGGTTCATGTTCCGATCGCCCAGCGAATTACCGAAAGGGACTTCGCCTGCTTCGGCTACCCCCGCCGGAACGGCCGCAAGTCCGGGGCTCTCATCGGGCACTTCCATGCCCAACGCTTCATCCGCCTTCCGAACGGTCTCCCCAATGCTCTCCCCCTTAGCCGCGCCAATCGTTGGCTGCGGCGGCGCGTTGATGCCCCGGTCTTCGACCAGAGACGGCGCGACGTTGCCCGTTACCGCCGCGACCTCACCCGTGGCCGTCTTACCGACCGCCAGAGCGCTCTGGGCGTAGCTCTTGGAGTTGCGGAGCATGCTCAGCACGTCACGCAGCTTGTCGGGCGTGTCGGCGCTCAGCGCCCGGCTCAGCTCCGTGTAGACCTTCTCGCCGAACTCACGCTGCGGATTAAACTTGTTCACGAACTTGGCCAGCGCGATCATCTTGCCCTGCGGCCCGGCTGCGAGGAAGTTGATAGCCTCATCGATGTTGCCGCCTGCCATGATCTCGTCGAACTGGCGCACGGACTCGGCCAGCGGCACCGTCTGCGATCCGCCACGCGCGGTGGCGACGCGCTCGAACAACTGCCGCTCCTTCTCCAGAGCCTTGGACAGGAACTTGAACTCGGCCGGCGGCATAACTGCCTGCAGCTTGTCCAGCTTCCGCTCGTTGCGGACGATCTCGCGCGCGAAGTTCCGGCTCGTCGTTGTCGTTTGAAGAGGGGCAATGAGCCCTTCAAACACACCGTTCTTGAGTGCGTCGCGCTCGGCGTCGGAGCTTAGTTCCGACATGAACTTCCTGACCTGCGCGACCGGCACGGTCTTCCCAACGAGATCCCGCCCGTACTGGAGGGCGTCCCGCACCTCCATGTCACCGGCGAATTGCGCGCGGGCCGCCTTGTACTCAGCCGGCCCGATCATATCGAGGCGCTTGACGAAGTCGTTACGCAACTCCTTGAGGCCCTCCGCCTTAGTGCCTTCCCCGCCTTTATAGAGCGCGGTAATCTTGGCATCGAGCGAGCGCTTGATCATGTCCAGCGAGCGCAAGTCGGGCACCATCGTGCCGCTGGGCGTGAGGCCCACTAGGTTGCCCTGCGCGTCCAGCACAGGATCCATGAACTCTTTCATCGCGTATCGCGAGGGATCTTCACCGCGAAGGCGCGCCGCATCCATTTGATTGCGTGACACGTCAAGCGCGTCTTTGTAGGCAGATTTTATGTCAGGGTTCGACAGCACATCACGAATGGCCGGATCGCGGATCTCCGGCGCGGCGGCGTAGGCTGCGTCGTACCGAGTGTTGGCGTTATCGCGCAATGTCCGCGTGTAAAGCTCTTCCGCTTCACCGAAGTCTTTAGCGCCCGGAAACGCGCGCTCGATCTGGCTTTGGACGCGGCCGCTGACAGCCTCCGGCTCTTGCGTCTTGACGAGCTTCGTGGCGAGTGTGCGCTCCCCCAGCGGCGCACGAGCCATGACGACTTTCGACAGGGCTGCCAGTTCCGGCGTGGCCATGCCCAGTGGCGTGGGTACGTCGTAGCGCCGCGCGAGGCTGGTCAAGCCGACGGCGCGCTCAGGCGATGTTGCCCCTTCCGTGGCGCGGTAGAGCATCTCAGCCGCACGGCGCTGCTCAGCCGACGGCAGATCCTGCCCACGCAGCCTCGCGACGAGGGGGATAGCGGCGCGACCGCCCAGTTCGGCTGCTTTGCCGAAAATGCCCCCGGCGACGGCACCTTCCGCGCCCTGTTCGAGCATCGACGGGATGATGTCGGACGGCGTGTCAGCCTCACCGGCACCGGAGATCATGCCGCTGGCACCGCCCGTAAGCATGGCGCGGCCCAAGCCACTCGCCCCTTGGAAGGCTTTGCCCGCGATGCCGACGCCCGGAATGAACATCTGCGCCACGCCGCCGCTCAGCTCTCCACTAAGTGCGAGGCCCGGATTGGCTTTGGCAAACGCGTTGTAGTCGGCGTTGATCTGATCCTTGATGCGGTAGTACTCGTCGCTGCTGATCTCGCCGGAAAGCAGCATGCGGGTGGCCGCCTCCGCCTCGTCTGCGAAGTTAGACAGGAGCCCCTTGCCGAACGCGCGGGCCATCTGCATGCCTTCACCGGCGCGCGGCACGGTCGTGACGATGTCCTCCGGCTTGGGAGCCGGCGTGGGGGGAGCTTCGGGGGCCATGTCGCGCAGGCGCGGGTTGAGCGTGCCGTACTTTTTATAGAACTCTTCGATCTCGGGAATGTTGCTGGGAGCGCCGCCGAGGTACTTTTCCCCGAGCTGCGTCAGTCTGCCGGGGTCGAGCGGTGCGCCCTTCAGCCCTTTGTAGTACTCGCCGAGTTCAGTCTCGAACGCCTTGCGGCCGTCAACTGCAGCCTTCGCGCCGCCATCGATTTCGACCACGTCTGCGCCGCCCTCTTTCTGGGCGCGCTGAGTGATCTGATCCGGCGTCACGTCGTCAGGCACGCCGTTGTACTGGAGCACCTCGCCGTTGCTCAGCGTCACCTTCACGTCTCTCGGCATGGGCTCAGTTCTTCCAGTTCACGATGCGCGGTTTGCCGGGCTTGCTCGGAGCGGAGGGTGCAGCAGCGGTTGAGCCAGAGCCTTGCACCACGCCGTATTCGCCGCTCTTGAGACCAAACAGCCTCCTACTCTCCCGATCAATACGTAGCTGAGCCGCTTCCAGCGCCCGCTGGTAGATTTCTTGCCGGACAGCTTTCGGTTTGCTGCTTGACGCCTGCAGATCAAGGAGGATCTTGCGCTCGCCTTCAGTTGGATTGCCCCCGAAGGTGGCCCGCAAACTTTCAAGTGCTCCCTTTGTGACAAGATTGTCCAAAGACTCTGTTGCCACATACGTCGGGTCGTCGCTGGCAAAAGCCTGCCCCAACATTTTACGGGCACCGGACAGTGACCCTTCGTATGCCTGATCGTTAAGCTGCAAGGCTGCCTGCATCGCCGAGATAGAGCCCTTGCCGCTTGTGATAACGTCTTCAATGTCGAAGATTTGTTTTTGCTCCGTAGCGCTCAGCTTGCGCGGCGGTTTGTCAAACTGGGTTACAGGCGTGCCGTCCGCCAGCACGGTCTTGTTACCCATGCGGAAAACAGGCTGATTGCCACTAGTCACGCCGGCAACGGGCACCAAATCTTGCTTAGCGGGGCCAACTGGCACTTGCGTCACTTTGCCCGTGACCGGATCTTGGTAAATCAGGACAACCTTTCCGCCCACTTCTTCCGTGCCCCGGAAGATTGGTTGCGACGCCTTCTTCGCAACGTCCTCCCGCTTAATCGCAACGCCCAGCAAGTCGCGTGCCGAGCGCGTGTCGCCCTGAAGCAACTGAAGCTGGCCCATGCCCGCCTTCATCTCGAGCTCGCGCTCCTTGAGCGCACGCTCCTCTTCAGCCGTGCGCTTCGCGCCCGAGTACTTGCTCAACAGCGTGCCAAGATTGCCCACGGTCTCGCCAAATGAGCCGGTGCGCGTTGGCTGGCCCAGAGCTGCCGCGATCGCGAACCACTTCTCGGCGTCGGACGGGCCGACGCGCTTATTGCGCAGGTCGGCGCGGGCGGCGTTGATCAAGTCCAGATTGGCCTGCATCTGCGTGCGCTGGACACCTTCCGCCGTCTGCACACCCTTCAGCGCCATCGGAACCGTCAGGCCGGGCGTCATCAGCGCAGCGATGCCCTCGCCGGTCGGGAGAGCGCCGGTATCTTCATCTTCGTCCATCAGGGGCCCCCAAACAGATTTTCAAAACCCTTGATCGTCGCAAACGTCGATCCGAGCGAGGCCAGCAGAGACGGGCTCATCGCGCCCGGCACTTCCGTGCCGACCTTGGTTGCGCCCTTCGGCACCGCCGGAGCGACGCCCTGCAGCGCGCCGATCATGCCCTTGATCTGCTCCTGCGGGAAGCCCTGCTGCTGCAGGAAGTCCTGATAGGCGAGATCGAGGTTGCGTTGCGTCTGGCCCTGTTCGAGGCCGCCCATCTTCTGCAGCGCCTCCACGCCCGTCAGGCCGAGCTGCTGCGCCTGCTGCGCCAGTCCGCCTTGCCGCTCCTGCTCCCGCTGGGCAGCGCCCAGCGACTGCGCGTAGCCGCGCTCCAGCGCCTGCGCCTGCTGCGCCGAGATGTTCTCAGTGGCGTCGCGGATGGCGCGACCCGTCAGCTCGGCCTGCCGCGTGCCGCCGAACTGGCCGGCGCGGATCATCTCGCCCTCGATGCCGGGCAGGATCTGCTCCTTGAGGGCGCGCGTGCCCATCTCACCAATGCGGCTGACGACCTGCTCGGTGTACGGGTTCATGAACTGCTGCGTCACATCGGCGGCGCTGCGTCCGGCCTGCGCCATGTACGGCTCGTAGGCCTGCGCCGCCTGCGGCGTCTGCTCGAAGGCCTTCTGCTGCAGCGCCGTGAAGTCGGCGACGCGCGGCCCTTGATACAGCGGGAAGGCGCGGTTGGCGAGTGCCTGCTGGTTGGACAGGATGTCCATCGCATAGTTCGTGTACCAGTCAGGCAGCACAGACTGCTCCGTTGAGGAGACGGGCACGGCCTGCGGTGCCTTGCCTTCAGTCAGGAAGTCCAGAAAACCCATTAAACCAATCCCCCTGAGAGGTAACGCTCGGGCCGCTTAGCATTAACACTAAACTTGCCCTTGGCCAAGTTGCGGCCCTTGTGTTTGCGAATTTTGGCGCGGAACTCGTCGAGGCGTTGGGCTCCGGCCTTGCCAGATCCATCGCCGAGCAGCGCCACGGTCTCGGCGTCGATGACATATTCGCCGTCGCTGAGCAATGCCGGGATCTCGTCGCTGCGGCCGGTGCCTGCGCCGTTCACCGCGAAGCTCTCACGGCTCCGGCCCTTGCCGCCCATGCTGCCGCCCTTGGCGCGCGGCGTTGCGCCCAGACCCTCGAAGATCATGGCGAGCTGCTGCTGCCCCTCGGGCGTGCCGAGGAACGCAACTAGTTCGGCGTCAGACGCACCCGGCACGGCGGCGCGCAGCTTTTCGAAGCCGGCGCGCAGAACCGAGTCCGTCGCGCCAGTCGGGGCTGCGGCGGCACCGGGGAGCGCCTGCGGCATGACGGTGCCGACGCCCACGCGCGGTGCGGCGGGTGCAGCGGCGGTTGCGGCGAAGGCGTCGCGCTCGGCCTGCGTCTCGGGGACGTAGTTGAAGAACGAGCGTGCCGGGCCGTAGCCGTAGCGCGCGTAGTCGATGGCCGGGCGGCCGGCCTCGCCGAGCGGGCGCTGCGTGAGAGCCTGCGGCGTGAACTGGCCACGCGGCGTGGGCAGTTGCGCGCGGAAGGTCGGGGCGAGCGCGTCGAGGCCAGTCGCGCCGCCAGCACCTGCGCCGCCACCCCCGCCACCGCCGCCCAGAAGGTTGCCCAGCGCGTCGAGGATGGCGAGGCCGCCCGTGATCTTGCCGAAGGTGCTCATGCCCTTCTTGCCGCTCTTCTCGGCCTGCTCCTGCTCGAGGGACTTGCCCTCCACACCGGACACCTCGGCCGGTACAAACGCATCCCCGACGGAAGCGAGTAGGTTGGTGGGCAAACCCGCGTCTATCCGTTGCTGCTCCTTGCGCTTGGCCTCGGCCAACGCTTCTGGTTCAGCGGTAGTTGCTGTCGTAGCAGGAAGCGCACCAGCAGCGGCCGCAGCGGCTGCTTCAGCTTCAAAGCGTTTAATACGATCCGCCTCAGCCAACGCTTCTGGCTCAGCGGTAGTTGCTGTCGTAGCAGGAAGCGCACCAGTGTTGGCAGCGGCAGCAGCGGGAAGCGCACCAGCAGCGGCCGCAGCGGCTGCTTCAGCTTCAAACCGTTTAATGCGATCCGCCTCAGCCAACGCTTCTGCTTCTTCCGTTGCGGCCGGCTGCGTGGCGATCCGACCCGCGACCTCCGCCGGATCAACGATGTAACGGATAACCTCGGAAGCCGCAGACGAAGCACCGGTCAGAGGCGACGCAGTCGTCGAGACTGGCCGGGGCGCGGTAGAAGTCAGCACCGGATCATCACCGGGCTGGTAATCGTTTTGCTGCGAGGTTTCCGCGTTGCTCACGTCGGGAGATTTAAACTGCGGGATGCTGCTTGGGTCGAATACAGCGGGGGCGAGACTGGTCAAACCGCCGGTGATCGCGGAAGCCAGCGCAGGACTGACGGCGTTGCGCGCGCCTTGAACAAGGATTTCGCCCGCCACAGGTGCGGCCGCAAGAGTGCCAAGCGTGCTGCCCAGACCGGAAAGCGTGGGGGCCACAAACTTTGGAATAACGGTTCCGGGAACGTAGAAACCGGGGTTCACGGCGTTGCCCACAACAGAGTCTGTTCCTGATAATAGACCACTGAGACCTTCTTCAAGGCCAGTGCCTTTGAACACGCCTCTCGTAGCACCCGCAATCGCTGCGGCTTTTGCTGCGTCTTCTGCTGTGTATCCTGTCATTAGCTTGGAGGCACCTGACGCGGCGGCAGAGGCCGCCATTGCAGGTAGCAAACTGGCTCCTCCAGTAGCGATACCTGCTATAATTGGTAATCCATAATTTACGAAAGCCCCCATCAGTCCGCTAGTACGCGGATCTGTCTCACCGAAAAGCTGCGTGCCGGGTTGATACTGGCCCTGCTCGTCCGCACGGTACAACTGAAAACCGTAGGGCATGTTCCCCTGCGCGGCGGCGAGCTTTTGTAGTTCCTCAACCGAAGAAGCGCGACCCACGACATTCTCGCTGGAGGCGTCGGTCAGCACGTACTGTTGGCCGGGCTGGAAAACGACCGGCGCGTTCATTCGCCCCGGATCAAAGCGAACGACCTGCCCCGTGGTGCCTGCCGGGTTCGCGGGATCAAAAGCCGGAGCGAAATCGGTTATGCCGAATATGCCGCCACTGCCGAGTGGGCCACCGCCGCCAGTGTAGGTCGAGGCGACCTCCACTCCCTTCGCGGCCTGATCGGCAACATACTTGTCGAAGGCGGCGTTGCGGTTGGGGTCAGACGCCGCCTCTATGTTCTGCTTCATCAGGGCGGCGGATGCTTGCAATTCGGCGAGGAACTCAGGCGTTAACGCCGGAGGGCTATAGGGCGCTGGCTCCGCCGCAGCGCTCAGACCGCCAGTGGGCTCCGGTGCCGAAGCGAAATTAGCAGATACTTGCGTCGTCGGCATGGGCTCTGAATACGAGGGTGCCGGCTGCGGCGCAACGGGCTCTTGGTACTGAGGCACGAAGGGCTGCGGCTCAGGCTCACGGTACTGAGGCATGAAAGGCTCAGGGGCGAAGTACTGCGGCTCAGGCTCACGATACTGAGGAACGAAAGGCTCAGGGGCAAAGTACTGCGGCTCTTGATATTGGGGCACAAAAGACGCTGGTTCGGGCTGCGGCGCGTAGTACTGCTCGGGCGCGTAGTACTGCTCTGGGGCGAAGTACTGCGGCTCTTGATACTGAGGTTCTGGGGCAAAGTACGAGGGGGCGGTGTACGAGGGGGCGGTGTACGAGGGGGCGGTGTACGAGGGGGCGGTGTACGACGGCGCAGCATACTGCGGCAGGTACGACAGACCGCCTCTAACGGCGTAGTCGTCTCCGAAAAAATCGTTTTCGTACTCCATCAGCCCTGTCCCTCAAGCAACGGGTAGACCCGCATCGCCCACTCGCGCCAGTCATCGAATTGATATGGGTCTGGCACGACGCGTGTTGAAAACGGTGACGCCTTCAAAAAGCCCGTGGCCCAATCTTGCCAGTCGTTCTCGTCGTCAAGCCGACCAAACGCCCACGCATCGCCAACCGACAGTATAACGCTATCGGCCCAATCAATCAAACCCATGCCGCGCGGATCGATCATCCGATCACCGTCGAGTCGCCGGGCTGCACATGCGCCAGCACCAAGCCCATCTGATAGTCGCCCCCGATGGCATTGCTCTCGAAGCGGAAGCGCAGCTCGCGGCGCTGCGTCTTGAAGTACACGACCTGATCCTGCGGCGTCGGCGGCGTCTCGTAGATGGTGTGCGGCTCCGTTGACACCTCGGGCGCTCGCGCATTGGCGCGGCCAGTCACCTGCATGGTCATGTCGCCACTCTGCACGAAGTCGGGCTCGATCATCAGCACCTGCAGCGCCTTGTTCTCTTGGCTCGTCACCGGCAGTGACATGTCGGCCGTCTCAAAGTAGCTCATCACGGGCTGGATGTTCAGGCCGTCGATGTCGTCCACGCCCACCTCATGCAGCCACAGGCGGTACTGATCCGCGCCACTTTCCTGCGTGATACGCGTGTCGCTGCCTTCCGTAATACGCGTGTCGGCCGGTGTTGCCTCGGTGACGCGGATTTCTTCCCCCGCCGCAGTCGGCACAACGCCCGACATGATCGGCTTGGGGAAGACAGTGGGCGACACGGCCGCGCTGCGCCCGCCGTTGGGCAGCTCGCAGTCGTACCACGTGTTCTCGCGCACGTTGTAGATGACGGCGTGCGACGGCTCGACTGCCTCGCCGCGCGGGTAGCACCACCAGATCTCGCCGTAGCGCGGCACCTTCATCGCGAACACCTTCTGGCGCTGCGACTGGTTGAGGCCGTCAAAGAAGTAGTTCAGGTTGAGGTTGTTCGGCACCTCGCGCACGACGCCGTTGAACATCAGGAAGCGGTCAGTGCCCACCCAATAGAAGATGCCGTCATACTCGATGACCGTGTTCGCGCCGAGGATCGAGGTTTGCGTGCTGATCGTGTCGAACTGGAACACGGGCGCGCCGCCCACGAACGAGGCGCGCACCAGCGCGTCAGCCGACCAGAACAGGCCGGAAGGTGAGTTGCCCGGCCCGCCGCGCAAAGCCACGCCGCGCACGATCTTCTGCGAGGCGATGTTCGCCGCGCCAGAGCCGAGGCTGGTGTAGTCCGTGGGGTCGCCCGCCACCGAGAACGCCACGTAGCCGTCGTTGCCGAAGATGAACGTGTAGGGGTGAAAGACGGCGACGCCACCGGTGGCGCTGTAGCCGGCCGGCAGGTTGGTGATCGGCTGCAGCGGCGCAGTGCCGAACAGATCGCCGAAGAAAAGCTGGCCGCCGTCCGCGTTGCAGATGCATTCAAGATTGGGTGCGACCTGCGCGACAAGCTGCAGACCGCCGAGGCCCGGCGCGGCGATGGCGTCGAACTGCCACATGTTGCGCGGGTCAGCCGCAATCGTTGACGGCGTGCGGTTGGTGATGATCGACGTGTTGAAGTTGTTGTCGATGTAGAAGCGCTCAAGCAGGTTGGCCGAGCCACTGTGCACGTAGGTCAGGCTGTTCTGCGTGAACTCGTGCATCGCGCGGCTGACCTCGCGCAAGTACTTGCTGATCGACCGGTAGCCACCGATCTTACGCGGCAGGCCGCGCTGAAAGCGCACCCACTGCCCATCGACGTAGTTATCGCCCTCGAACTTCGTGCCGTCGCGCTTGATGCCCGGCTGCGAACGTATCTGGACGACGGGCACTTAGAAGCTGCCACCGTTGACGGTGCCCACCGGGGCAACGCCCAGCGTCGTCCACGCGTCGTTGGTCGTGACTGCCGTAAACAGGCCGATGCCTACCGACGTGCCGCCCAGATTAACCAGCGCACCGCCCGCCGTGGTGGAGCCGGTGCCGCCGTCAACAATAGCAATCGGCACGGCAATGCCACCCGTCTCGGCGTCCACGACAACGGTTCCGTTGGAGTACAGAATGGCGCGGCTGCCGCGAGCGACAAGGACACCCGGTGTCTGTGGGCTCGTCCTGACGCGCAGTGTGAAGGAGCCGCCCGTCGTGTTGTTCGTCACCCAGTATTGCTGGGTCGTCTGTGGCACAATGATGTCGATGTTGCCGACAATCGCGCCCGTGAACTCGTAGGCGATGCGGTTCAGTTCCGCGCCCGACAGCGTGTAGTTGCCGCTCAGGCCGGCGAGGTTGATGGACGTGTAGTCGAAGGCGAACACCGCGCTCTGGCCGAGGCCGAGTGTGTACCAACTGGTGCCGTCCGTCACCGCCGTGGCGCTGTCGCCGGGCGTGAGTGTCAGGGACGCCGCGCCGTTGATCGTCTCAGCGCCTTGCGGGTCGATGACGAGGTTGCCCGCGCCGCCGTTGCGGACGGCGATGAACCAGTCACCGCCAACCGAGGGCGCAGTCGGCAGCGTGAGCGTGCCGAGGCCACCCGTCCAGACGAGCATCTTGGCGCGATCGGAGCCGCCAGCCGTGAAGTTGCTGTTGAAGAGCGTGACGGGCGTGGACTGCGACAGCGTCGAGCCGGTCGCCGTCAGACCGAAGCCCGCCAGCGCAGAGGCCTGCGCCTGCGCCGTGGACGCGCCGTAGCGGAACGTGCGCCACGTGCCGGCGGCGGTGGTGTTGTCGGTCAGGTAGATTTGCCACTGCTCGCCCTGCCCAATGGACAGGAGCGTGCCGCCCACGCTGTTCTTGACGGTGATGGTGGACGGGCCGAGGTTGTTGAAGAGGATGGTCTGACCGCTGCCCGTCTCGTTGGCCGGCGGCAGGCTGATAGAGTACGCGCCGGTGGGCGTCACATCGATGATGCGGGCCGCCGGGCGCAGGAGCGTGTTGCTCTCCAGCGGCCAGTCCAGCGCCGTGTCGGCCGTCAGCGCAAGCGCCAGATACGACACATCCGAGGGATAGATGGTCGTGCCGCCGAAGATCTGGGTGTAGGTGTTCGTCATTATGCCTCTTTCCGAACCGCCGAACGGTCAAGGATTTTGGCGAGGTCTTCGCCGTTAAGCATCGCGGCCGCGCGATCATACATGTTCTGCCAGACGGGGATGCGCTCGTCGTTCTTCAGGAACGGCGTGGCCTCAAGCAGCGTGCCGTATAGCAAGAGCTGCGGCGCGTACTCACTCAGCCAGTTCGTCTGCACGACATCGTCCAGCAGCGGCGGCAGCTCGTAGTACAGCACCTCGAATGGGTAGGCCGCGTCGGGCGTTGGCGAGATTAGCCAGTGGCTGTAGTCGTAGTCGCTGTAGAAGATCGGCTGCGCGGTCGCGGTGCGATCCGGCCAGTAGCTGAGCATGTACTCGTAGGCGCGGGAGAACAGCACCTTGCGGGTGTTGTTGTTCGCGCCAGTGCCGATGTTGATGCTCACCGTGTCGCGCCAGCGGTCGGGCTTGTCGTACACCGCCACGCCGGCCTGCAGCGTGCCACTGACGATGTTGATGAAGCCTTGGATCTTGAGCTCGCGCGCGATGCGCCGCTCGGCCAGATTGATCAGGCGCGGGATTTGCTCGAAGACGACGGGGTCAGACGCGTAGGTCGTGCCGCGCTCAAGATAGCGCCGCACGTCCTGCTGGAGCGTCGTGAAGGTCATCGTCGTGGCCATGGGATGTCCTTATATCACTTTTGCGGCAATTGACTAGCTTCGCGCCACGCCTCGATGGTCAGCCGGTGTTTCTCCGCGCAGTCATTCCTCCGCTCGATCAGGTCTTTTTCCCACAGCAGCCGGGCTGGGTCGAGGAAGGGCTTGGGCGGGTTGTTTAACTGGGAACACGGGCTCGCCAGATTGGCCGGCGGCGGCTTCAGTGTTTGGATTACCGATGACTTCGACGAGCACCCGGACAGCGTCGTCAGGAGGAGCGCAACTGGCAGCAGCGGCAGGCACCGTGTGGTAAATCTCACGAATGGTGTTAGTCCGCTCGACAGAGCGCACATCGGCAGCGGCGCGTGTTTCTTCATATTCTGCGGCCTTTTTGTCAAGGATGATGTCGGCTTTGGCACGTTGCTTTCCCGCCTTTTCCAGAGCCTTTGCATACGCCGCGTCACACTGCCAATCGCGGACTTTGTATCCTGCGACGGCACCGACAACGAGAGCGCCTGCCGCCGCGTAAAGCATGATCGGGTTGGGGATCACGCCAGCCACCCGGCGAACTTCTTCGTCTTCAGCTTGCGGTCATCGAGGCCGTGCGTGCCGCCGTTGATGCGCTTGGTCAGCGCGAGGATGGCGGCGTCGTTGATGCCTTGATCGCAGATCGACCAGAGCCTGTTCTTGTCGAAGAACCACAGGGCGCTCTCGAAGCAGAGTTCGCCCGCGACCAGATCGGGGTTCGTCACCACGTCCGGCCGCTTGATGTAGTCGGAGAACGCCTGATAGTTCGCCTTGCCCGTCAACTGGAGCGCGCCGCGACCACGATACTTCCAGCCGTCGCCGGACGCCTCGACGCCGTTGCCCATGCGGCCGCCGTAGACGCGGTTGGCAATCTTCTGCGGCTGGCGCTCGTAGGCCTTGGCCATGGCCTCGGTCGGGAAATACTTCCCGAAGATGCCGCGCAGGCCCTTCGCGCCGTAGCTCAGGTTCTCGCTGAACGCCTTGAAGCCGCCGGTTTCGTGCGCCGTCTGGGCGAAGAAATGCGCGGCGCGATTAGGCGACAGCTTGTAGTAGGCGGCAGCCGCCTTGAGCGTGCCGGGGCCGAATGCGCCATCGGCGGTGACGCCAATCTTCTGCTGGAGGTTTGCGAGGCTCATCCGTCTTTCTTCTTGTTCCAGAGTTCGAAGAGCGTCTTGATCTTCTCCTCCGCCACGCCGAGGCGCACATCCATCTTGGCGAGGATGATCGTCAGGGAGATGAACGCCAGAACGACGGGCCAGAGCTGGCCGATCAGTTCGACGGTGGAGAGGTTGCCAGTCACTTACGCCCCCGGATTGCGCCAGTCAGGAAAGTCGCTCTCGTCAACCACGCCGTCGCCGTTGGCATCGTAGCGCAGGTCGTTGCGATACTTCTCCCACGGGGCCATGTCGTCGTCCTCGTCGGCCACGGGAGCGGCGGGCTCAGGTGCGGTGATTTCCGGCGCGGGCTCTTCTGGCTTCTTATCACGCGCGTTGGCGTTGAGGCTCAGGCCGCCCAGCAGGCCGACGAACGCGCCGATGACCATGTTGAAGGCCGGCCCGACGATCTCGAAGACCTTGTCGCTGTCCACGATGTGGTTCGGCATGAACAGGCCAATGACCAGCGCGGCCACGACGACCAGCACAACGCAGGCCAGCGTGACAACGGCCATGCGGATCGTGAACTCGACCGTGTCCTCGATGCCGTCGCGGCTGCTCTCGAAACGATCCCAGAAGCTCATGTCAGGACACCTTGAACGCGATTGTGGACAGCAGAACAATGATGCCGCCCGCGCAGCCGATCATCACCGCCTCGAGGCGCTTGATCCGCATGATGGTCTCGCGCCAGCGCTCGGCGCACACGGCCTCGTGCGTGGTCAGCCGGAGGTTCACGTCTTCGCTCACTTCAGGTTCTCCAGCTTGTAGATGGTGGAGAGGTAGATGCCCGTAACACCATCGATCAGGTTGCCGACTGCGCGGTTGCCGCCACTGATCTCATCGTGGTTCTTCTCGATCCACGCGGCGTCAGCCTTGAGGATCTTGAGGCTGTCGCCGGCGGTGTCGCCCGGCGCGGGGATGTTGCCGATCAGGCCATACTGGCCCTGATGCGCCTCAACCAGCGCGTCGAGCGCCTCGATGATCTCATCGTAGAACGTGCCCAGCGCCATGTGCTGGCTGAAGGACTTCGTCCGCCAGTGGTCGAAGTGCGCGAGGTTGCGGGCGTAGAACACCCGGCTGATGAGCTGCTCAATCATCGTCGTGGAGCTTAACCTCGGGCTGCGCCTCGGCCTGCGTCTTGATCTTCACGACGAGGGGCCACGCGCCAGAGGACGTGGGCAGGTTGCCCAGCGTCTGCAAGACGGCGTTGATCTCGTCAACGGTCAGCTTGAGGGTCAGTTCCATGTTACGCGCCCCACGGCAGCGGCGGGGCCACGACGGGCGGGTTGATCTGGTCGGCAATCTGCGTGGCGACGTTGGCTTCGTAGGCAGTGACCTGCTCGTCGCCCAGCGCGCTCTTGACCCAGCCGATCACCTGCGCCTCAGTCAAGTCGGCGTAGGGCGTGAACGGAGCGTCCGGGTCAACCGTCACGCCGACAGAGCCGTAGACGCCTGCGGTGTAGGTGCCGTCCGTGCCGGTCAGCGTCCAGTGAACGGTGAAGACCACATCGGTCTCGCCGTCGAGTTCGGGGTAGGCGTCCATCTGCTTGACGGCCCAAGTGTTGGTAACGGTCATGGCTTACTCTCCTTCAAACTTAATGGTTGGGGTTGTGGCTTCAAGTTGTGCCACGCGGGCGGTGAGGGCGTTGATGGTGTTATGCTGCTCCTGCACCAGAGCCACAATGTCCGCAAAGAAGTCGTTGTTGAGGCCAACAGCTTTAATCTTGCCGCCTTCATCCAAGAACGCCTTTTCCGCATCGCATACCGTGTCGCTTTCGCTGACGCTGTGTGGGTAGATTTCCGCAAAGTCCTGCGCGATGAAACCGCGATCCGATACACGGCCAGCGTGGGCCTCCGGTGCGCGATAGTCAAAGTTGCACGGCTTCAAGGCCATAATGCGGCTGGCAGCGTCTGAAATTGGCAGAATATTGGTTTTCACGCGGGCATCAGATGTCGCCGACCAAGTGCCGCCGCCAGACTTAAACGCCGCGCCTGCGCTGTCAAAAAAGAACCCTAAAGCGCCGTTCAAAGAGTAATTTACACCACTCTGGAGGGCCCAGACGTTGTCGGTACGAACACCCCACGACCACCACAAATCAGAGCTACCGGCGTCCTTCGCGGCCATGATGTTGAAAGCGTTTTTGCTGGTTGCGCTTGGTGATATCTGCGTCAGGCGGTCGTAGCCACCGTAAGCCTGCTGGATATGCAAGGACGCGTCGGTCCCCGTGCCGCCAATAGCAACGGAGCCGTTAGAACCGATGCGCATACGTTCTGTGGCGGAGGTCAGCAGCTTGATGGGGCCGTAGCCGCCACTGGTAAACCCGGCGATAAGCGAAATGCCATTGGCACCGGAAGATGCATCCGCAGTAAGCTCTGCGACCGCACCGGCTGCTCCGCCCGGACGAGAGTAGATGGTGCCGATCACATCCAGCTTTACGGAAGGACTGGTCGTTCCGATCCCGACGTTACCGTCGCTGGCGATGCGCATACGTTCGGCACCAGCCGTTACATCTTGGAACCGGAGCGGGCCGCCGTCGCCAGAAATGATTGCGTATGTTCGTCCTGTGGTGGCTGTCTGATTTTCAAAGCTTATCTCTGGGGAAGTAGAACCGGAGCCTGTGCCGGCAACGGCCAACCGCCCTGCTGGCGAACTCGCTCCGATCCCCACGTTGCCCGCGCTGGTGATACGCATACGTTCGGTGCGGCTAGTTGCTCCTATCGCCGTAGTGGCAAAAGCAACATAGGTGCCGTTATTCGTCCCAGTAAAGTTCTCAGCGGCGTAAACGCCAATCGCACCAACGTTGCCGCTAAATGCGCTTGCCGACGTATACCCACGCGCAAGGAGAACCGACAACTGATCGTCAGCCAAAGCACCCGTGGGGGCGGAACTGGTGCCGCGCGCTTTCCTGCCAACGAAGTTGCCGCCGCCCAAGTTGTCGGCGTAAGTGGTTGAGAAGATATTCGCGCCGGTATTACTGACAAGTTCAAGCCCAGAAGCGGGGCTGGTCGTCCCGATCCCGACGTTGCCGCTGCTGTCGATGCGCATACGTTCGACTTCGCTTCCCGTGCTATTGGGCCGCGTCCAAAACTGGATGTTACCGGGGTACGCAGAGCCTGTTGTCCAAGTTCCATCTTTGCCGAAAGCAATCGCGGCTGCGTGGCGTCCAGTTCCACCGGGGTCAGTAAGACTGGCAATAACACCGGTTGTTCCAGATGTCGTTACATCCGTGTTAATGATCCCAAGGCCGGCCAACCCACCATTAGCTGGGGTTGCCGTACCGCCGTTGTTAAGCGTTAGGATCTGCGACGTTGACGGCGCGCTCGTCCCGATCCCGACAAAGCCCGCGTCGGTGATGCGCATACGTTCAGTGCTGTTTGTCGAAATTGTAAACGCCCGTGCGCCTTCAGAGGTGAGATACGTGACGGACGCGTCCGCGAACAGCTTTGAACGGGCAGTCGCGCCAGAAGAAAGCTGTATAAACCCAGTAGCTACGTCGAGCGCAGTTGCGGGAGATGTCGTCCCGATCCCGACGTTGCCGCTGCTGTCGATGCGCATGGCTTCGACGCCGCCTTCGCTGAAGGCAATCGTATCTGCACCGGGCGACCACATGCCGGTGTTGGTGTCACCCGTGAAGGTGTAGGACGGAGTGCCAACTGCGCCAAGGCCATTGGCGATGCTGGTGGCCGAAGCCGCGCCGAGAGTGGGCGTGACAAGGGTCGGGCTGTTCGACAGCACCACAGAGGTAGTGCCGGTTGAGGTGGTGACGCCCGTCCCGCCATTGGCGACAGCGAGGGTGCCAGCAAGGGTGATTGCGCCAGTCGTGGCCGTGGACGGCGTAAAACCCGTAGTGCCCGCGCTGAACGAAGTAACGCCGATACCTGAAAGCGTGGCCCACGAAGGGTCTGCGCCCGTGTTACCAACCAGAACCTGACCGGTGGTGCCCACGGCAGTCACGCCCACGGCAGACGTGCCGTTACCCAGCAAGATACCATTTGCGGTGAACGTGGACGCACCAGTGCCGCCGTTGGCGACCGCCAGTGTGCCACTGACGTGCGTCGTCAGGCCGATCTTGCCGTATAGCGGCGCAACGCCCACACCGCCTGAAATCAGCGCATTGCCCGTGGCAACGTCAGCCAGCTTGGACAGGGCCGTGGTCGTCGAGGCGAACAAAATATCGCCAACGGCGTAAGAAGACTGCCCGGTGCCGCCGTTGACGGCAACAAGCGTGCCGCTCAGCGTCAGCGTCCCTGCTCCGGTAATCGGCGAGCCGCTGAACGTCATGCCCGTCGTGCCACCCGAAGCGGCTACGGAGGTGACGGTGCCGACGTATGTCGAGTCCGCCAGCACCTTGACGACGCCACTGGCGTTTTCAAAGTACAGCTTCTCGTCGGTGAGATTGATCGCCAGTTCACCGGCCACAAGGTTGCCCGCCGTAGGCACCGCAGCCGCAGTGGCCGAACGGTACAACTGGATGGGAGTGAAGCCGCTTTGGGCCATTAGAATGTTCCTCCGTCAATTCCGCCGAATGTAGGAGCTGACGCCCCGTTTGATACCAGAACTTGGCCCGCAGTGCCAGCACCTGTGAAGGCATACGCCGTGCCTGTGCCGTAGGCAACGGCCCCCGCAGTCGGCGCGGCCGTTGCGTTCGTGCCGCCATTGGCCACCGGCAGCGTACCAGAGACCTGCGTCGTGAGCGAGACACCGCTTAACGTGCCGCCGAGCGTCAGTGACCCGCTGCTGGTCACGGTGCCGGTCAGCGTTATGCCGTTCACCGTACCCGTGCCGCTCACCGAGGTGACGGTGCCGACAAACTGATCCGTGGCGTTGATGGTAATCGCACCGGCACCGTTGGTGATGCTGATATTCGTGCCAGCGGTCAGCGTGGCCTTGGTCAACGTGTTGCCAGTCGTGTTGCCGATCAAGAGCTGGCCGTTAGTGTAACTGCTCTGCCCGGTGCCGCCATTGGCCACGGCCAGCACGCCAGACGTGATCTGCGACGCATCGATGGCGATGGAAGATGAGGAGGCCGACGTGATTTGGCCCTGCGCGTTGACGGCAATCACCGGCACGGACGACGCGCTGCCGTAGGTGTTGGCCGTGACGCCCGTATTCGTGATGCTGAAGACCGTGCCGGCCAGCGTCAGGCCGGTGCCGGCCGAGTACAGAACCGGCGCGGCGAACTGCGTGAAGACGATCGCCGTCGTGCCAACGGTGATGGGCAGCGGTGTCTGCTGCACCCACGACGTGTTGGACTGCGTCGATCCCGCCGTGACGAGGAAGAAGTCGCCCGCGTCGATCTGGTCAACGCCAGTGCCTGCGCTGTCGAAGTCCGTCGCGCGGGTCAGGATGTACGGCGTGGAGCCGTTGCCGACCTGCGTGACCGTGTAGACGCCGTTGTTGGCCCCCGCCGCCTCGTTCTTGACAAGGATGCGGTTGCCCGCGACCACCGCCACGCCGTCAACCGAAAGCGCGCCGTTGGCGTTCGCCGTGAGCGTTGCGCCGACGCCACTCGCGCCGTTGTTGTAGGTGTTTGCCGGGAGAGCCGCAGCCGTCGCCAATCGCACGGACTGGTGGAAGTTGATGCCCGACGCGATGCTGTCGGCGTAGAGCTTGTTGACGATGTCCGTGCCGCTCGTCGGCGCTGCGCTGATCGTGCCCGTGGTGAGCGCGATGGATGTGATGTCGGTGTTGGCACCGGAGGCCGCCGCGCCGAGGTTTGTGCGCGCCGTGCCCATCACAGTCGCGCCTGTGCCGCCGTTGGCCACGGCCAACGTGCCGCCAAGCGTCAACGTCCCGGCCGTTGTAATCGGGCCGCCAGTCAGCGTCAGCCCAGTCGTGCCGCCACTGCCCGCGACGGACGTGACCGTGCCGACGAAGGCGTCGTTCGACGTAATCGTGAAATTCGGATACGTGCCCGTCACCGCAGTCGTGCCAGCGCCGGTCAAGGAGACCACCTGATCGGGCGCGGAGTTCGTCAGGGAGCCCGCTGAGAGCAAAAGCCCGGTGCCGACAGTGATTTCCTCCGCCGCGCCGCTGCTTGCCGTTGTGCGGCCCAGCAGACGGGCAGTGGTCATGGTCAGGCCGCTAGTCGTGTACGCGCCCGGCGCAACGTAGTCGGTGCCTGCAGACGCCGCAGAGAGCGCCGTGCCGTTGCCCTTGACTAGGCCGGTCACGGTCGTCGTCAGCGTGATAGCCGGAGTGGTGGTGCTGTTGGCGACAGACCCCGACAAGCCGTTGGCCGTCACCACCGAGACACTGGTCACGGTGCCCACCGTGCTGTCGTTCGACGTGATGGTGAAGTTGGGGTAGGTGCCCGTAACAACGGTCGTGCCCGCGCCAGTCAGACTGACGATCTGATCTGGGGCGGTATTCACGACCGTGATGCTGCCAGACGTGGTGATGGGGCCGCCCGAGACACTGATGCCCGTGCCCGCCGTGAGATTGACGCTGGTCACCGTGCCGGTGCCAGTCAGTGCAAGCCACTCAATGTCGGTCGCACCGGCGTTGAGTGCCAGCACCTTGTTCGCATTGCCTGTGTAGTTTGGCAGTAGATTGACGCGCGCCGCCGGGACAGTTGTCGCGTTCGTGCCGCCACTGGCGATGGCCAGCGTGCCAGACAGGGCGTAGGCGCTGCCCGCGAGGCCGAAAGACAGCCCCGTCGTGCCGCCCGTCAGGCTGCGGAATATCGGAGCCGCAGTGCCCTGCGAGAAGAACACCTGCTCAGCCGTGCCGGTGTTCGACAAGTCAAGGTTTGAGCCGTCGCTGTAGAGGATGGCACCGGCAACAGGGCTTAGGCTGCTGCCGGTGCCGCCACGAGACATGGGGAGCACGCCAGAGGTCTCGGTGGCATCTGATAGGTCTACCGCCGGGTGGACGTGATCCTCGCGGGCGGCGACCGTGGCTGTGCCGGCGCTCGGCACACCGCCGGACTGCGGTGTCGCAGTGGAAAGGGTCAGCGATATGGTGCGATCGGCCGCCAGCGTGCCGCCGCCCGTCAGGCCCGCGCCCGCCGAGATGCTGCGCGAGGTGGGGACGTAGCCGCCAAGGTTGATCGGCGTGGTGCTGGCGACAGTGACGCGCCCCTTGGCGTCAACCGTTAGAACCGGGATATTCGCAGGATCGCCGTAGGCACCCGCGACGACACCGCTGTCAGCAAGCTGGCTGAAGCCAACACCCCCAGCAGCAATAGATATGACGCGGTTAGCAGACAGATCGCCGCCACCAGTGAGGCCGCTTCCGCCAGTGATCGTCCGGCTCGACGGTACCGCTCCCACAGCCGCGATGTTGCTGAACTGAACCTTGTAGGTGACGCCGTCGATGACATAGGGCAAAAATCCTGCCGTGCTCAGCCCCTGATACTCAGGAAGCTGCGTGATCCTCGTCGGGACGAGGTTGCTCGGTACGGTCGTCTGGACGGTCATTGCGGCTCCGTATCGAGATAACCGTCGCCGTCCTCGCTGATAAGGAACCCATTGTCGTTTTCCAACGGCAGACCCGCCGGGTTGGAATACAGCGGCGTGTCAGGGCGCGCGTAGCGCAAGGCGATCACCTCGGGTTGACGCGCGGGCAGGCGATACGGATCATACTGATCGATGTCGTCTTTGCAGACACGCAATCCGGGGTAGTTGGGGTCGCTATACAGATCGTCTAGGCTGAACTTGCGGCTGCAGCGGCCGCAAATGCCGATGCCCAGCGTGGAGCGCCCGCGAGTGTCGAGATAAATCGGCACGCGCTTACCTCGTGTACTGACTGATGTTCGGAGCCATCATCATCGGGCTGTTGTCGCGTTCCTCGGCCTGAGCGGTGTACAGCGCAGTGTTGGCCTTCTGGTCGAGCAGAGGGATCATGCTCGGATCGACTTCCGCGATCTCCAGCGCGAGCTTCGCCGCCAGCATGGAGACGATTGCCTCGTACCAACGCTGCGGCACCTCAAGCTCTTGGGTCATCGTGCCCACGTCCATGATGTAACGCTGCACCCAAATGACGAGTTGTGACGTAGTCGCGCCGCTGTTGGGCACGGGCCACAGGTGCATGATCGGATTGGGGATTTGCCGGTCATACCAGAATTGAAGTGATCGATTGCTCTGGAAGCTCTTGTTCGGCAGGTTCGTGTAGTCGTCCCGGTTCATGCGCGCCAACGGGATCTCGGTGGGCGTGTTGCCGAGGAAGATTTGACTGAATACGAGAGTGCCGCTGGTTGCCCGCACGCGGAAATACGGCGCGGCCACACTGCTTTCGAGATCGTACCAAGTCCACTCCCCAGCTACTGCGACAGGTGTCTCGGTCTGGATCGTCACCCACACGATGCCGTCATCCGAGCGCTCAAAGGCTACAGGCACCGAGGCCGCTCCCCAGCGGATGCCGACAGTGCTGACGAAGGTGAAGCCGTCGAATTGATACGTGCGCGTCGTGGACGTGGTCGTCTTGGTGCCGTCCACCTGCTGGAGCTGCCGGAAGTTGCTGTTCAGGATGTCCACGACCTTGGTGTCGAGGGTGACATCGCCGAAGCCGTCGTACAGCGGCAGAATTTGCTTCTCGATGCACCACAGCGGCGCGCCCATGTTGGCGAGATCCGACAGCAGCAGATAGAGCTGGTCGTTGGCAATATCGACATACTCAGCCGTGATCGTCTCCGCGCGCACTTTGCAGCGCCGGAAGGCGTTCTCCATGACCTTGCGTGTGTTGAACACGGTCTGCGATATTGTATTGCTGTATGCCATCAAGCCTGCTCGCTGGTCGGGATCAGCAGCCTACTAGCGCGAGCAGGCATCTCTGGCGGGGTGACTATACAAGAAGTGGCGTCCGGCAACAAGCCAGACGCCCCTACTTCAGCACTTGCCCTTCGGCATGACGGCAAGGCCGCCCGTCTTGCGGCGCATCATCCCGCGCATCTCAGCGCCTTCCTGCGCCGACATGCGGTTGCCGCTGGCCACGCTGGCACCCACCGGCGGCAGCATCGGCTCACGGCGCGTGGCCGGAACGCGCTTCTTCATCTCGCGCATCATGCGCATCTCGCGCTCGGTCATGGCACCCATGCCCTTCTCGCGGCGCATCATCTCGCGCATCTCGCGGGCTTCCATTTCGGCCATGCGGTTGCCGCTGGCTGCGCTCTCGGCGGGCGACGGCATCTTCACGCCACCGCCCATTGCCTTCTTCATCGGCATCTTGCCGGCTTCGCTCATGGCAATCGCCATCGCCTGCTTCGGGCTCTTGACCTTCGGGCCTTCCTTTGAGCCGCTGTGCAGCTCGCCCTTCTTGAACTCGCCCATGACCTTGGCGATCTTGGCACCAGCCTTGGCGCTGCCGCCCTTGGCGTAGCCGTCAACCATGCCGCCGCCCATGTACTTCATCTTGGTGCTGTCTTTGAAGCCGTCCATTGCCCTATCCCTTCACACGAAAACTGGCGGTCTTTTCCGCAACCTTCTTCGGCTGCTTGGCGAACTGTTTGCCAGCGGCAGTCGCCTTTCGTTTTGCGCGGGTGGTCGCGGCGTACTCCTTGACCGACAGCGACTTGATCGCGTTGGCGGGCAGGTATCGCTCGCCTGTCGCATCCGGGCCCTGCGTAGACGGCTTGCCGGACTTGGTGCGCCAGTCCTGCTTCGTCCACGCCTTGAGGCTCTGCTGCGACTTCTTAATCACGGTAGCCGCCGCCCTTGGCCTTGTACTGCTGCGCCAGCATCTGCGCCTTGCGGGCAGACCACTGCCCCGGCGCGCCGCCCTTGCCGCCTGATTTGATCGAGTTGAACAGCGACTTTCGCATGCCCGGCTTGGTGTAGTTGCCCGCCTCGTTGACGCGCGACTCGCCGCCCTCGGCGTAGCCCTCGACCATGCCGCCCTCGGCCTTGCAGTCCCACTTCCGCAGCGCCAGCGCCTTGCGCGTCGGCTTGCCGTTGTCGTCCTTCATCGGGCCTTCCATGCCACCCATCCGGGCGCAGAAGCTCTTGCGCCGCGCGGCCGCCTTGGGCGACTTCTTGGCCTGTTTCGCGCTCACGGGCGGCTTGATGTCCTGCCCCTGCGCCTTCAGCGAGGCGCGGCCCTTGGCGTTGAGGCCACCCTCGGGGTTCTTGCCCTCTTTTCGCGTCCACGCGCCGCCTCCAGAGGCGTATTCGTCGCGTTTTACGGCGAAATCGTCACTTTTGACGTGTCCGCCCTTCTTGAAGGGCAGTCGAACACCCGCGCTGATGCCGCGCTGCGCCGGATTGTAGCCGACATCGGCCGAAAAGCCGGGAGACTGGTAGCCGACGCCCACATTCGTCACCTGCGGCGGCCTCGCGGGCATGTTCGGCTGCGCGCCCATGCGTCCGACGCCCAGATTGGCGCTAAAACCGCCGCCCAGAGGCGCATTTACGTTCATTTGCTGCATCTGCGGCGTGGCCTGCACGTTCACGCGCTGTGACAACCGCTGCAGGAGGCCCGGATCCGCCGGCATCTGGCCCACATTCGGCCGCTGAGACACGCTCAGGGCGTCGTTGATCTCGTCACGCGCCCGCATTGCGTTGAGATCGAAGGCGAAGCCGCCGGGCATCAGGCAACCCTCTGCGCTACAAGGATTACGGACGGGATCGCTGGCGCGATCGCGCCCGCCGGGAGGGCATCGATTGTCACCGCCGCGTTCTCAGGCAGCCACATGATTTCGATATTCTGGCCTGCCGTCACGGTCTCAAAGAAGACGATCTGAGCGAATGTCGCGCCGCCATCGGCGGCCTTGGGAATGTTCACGATGCTGGCAGAATTGGCGATGTTGGTGCCGCTCTTCCTGAACCAGAACGTCGCGTCGTGATCGCTGCCATCTGTGTTTTTAAACTGAATGCTCGGCGCGAGCATGTACGTGCCCGCCGCCGCAAACGTGATTTGGGTGCTGGAGACGATGTTGATCCCAGTGCCAGTCAAGCCGTCGGTGAACGAAACTGCTGTGGCGGAAGACACGTTGCCGGTTTGGTCTGCGGTGCTGAACGACGAAATGTACGCGCGCCCGTCCACGTCCGCGAATGGGATCGTGGCACTTGCCGTCATAGGGGTCGTGCCCGTCCCCTTGACGTATCCCGTGAGCGTGGACGCGCCCGTGCCGCCATTGGCCACGGTCAGGTCGTTCGTCAGTGTCAGGGTGCCAATGGTCGCAGCCGTTGTTACCACCGTGTCGGCATTGATGACGCTAAAATAATCGATGGCGTTCAGGTTGGTGCCGGCGAAGGTCGAGTTGGTCTTGTCGTACACGAGGTTTAAAATGCTATACGACCCCGCCAAGCTCACCCGCTCCGGGCCAGACGCGGTTGAGTTCAGGACGAAGCTGTTCGCCAGCGTAATGAAGGTGCCGACACTCGATGTCACGGCGTTGGTCGCGGCGCTCGCGGCAAAGATGGCGCAGCCGTCGAAGTTCAAAGTCCCGGCGGTGACGCTCGGGGTGCGGACTTGAAAGCAGTCCTTGATCAAGACATTGGCGCTGGCGTTGTTCACGGCCACCGCCCAGCATTTGTTGCCCACGATGGAAACCGTCCCGGCTCCCGAAATCTGCACGCCTGAGACGCACTGCAACTCGCTGTCGATGATCTCGACGTAGTTAGACCCGGATTTGATGACCTGCGTGTCAACAGTGCAGTTCGAGATGTACGTGTTGCCGCTGCCCGTGATGGTCAGGTTGTTCATCTTCAGGCCGGACACGCGAGCCGCTGCGGACAGGGTCAGCGTCCCGTTGATCTGAGTGTTCGCGCCCGTCAGCTCGCTGGTGGCGATCGTCACGTTGGCCGAACTCACCGTCGGGCTCTCGGTGTACGTGCCGGGGTGCACAAGCACCGTGTTCCTGCCCGCACCCACCAAGGTCAACGCCTTCGTGATCGTCAGAACCGGATTGATCAGCGTGCCATCACCCGTCGTGTCGTTCCCGTCTTTGCTGACGTGGATTTCCAGCGAGAAGACCGAGTAGCTCCCGACCGTACGGCCGGTGCCGCCGTTGGCCACGGGCAGCACGTTGCCCGCGCTGGTGGAGTAGGTGGCGGCGATCTGGGCCGCCGTCACCTTCTTGCTGGCGCTGGTCTGTACCGTCTCGAACAGCTCGGTGCCGGCCAGCGGAACAGTAGCGGCGAGAAGATCGGTAATCTTGACGTTAGCCATGCGGCGACCCTCTTAGGCGGTGGACTGCTGAACCACGGTAACGCGCAGAACGCCAGTGCCCGAAGCGGTGTTGATACGCACGGCACGCATCAGCGTGGTCGTAGATCCGGTCTGGCTGGTCGTTGCGCCGACAAGCGCGGCGACCGGGTGCGACACGGCTTGCTGGGTGATCGACGTGTTGAACGGGTCTTCGTTGGTAAACTGCACGGTGTAGTTCGCGCTGCCGCTCACCAGCGTGACCGAGATGGTCGTCACCTGATTGGGCGTGTAGATGTCCAGCGGCCACCACGTGCCGGTAGACGCGCCGCTCACCGTGATCGTCTGCTCAATGGGACGCATTGGTGTGTCCTTCTATGCTAGAGAGCAGGCCGAGCGCACTTCCATTCGCTCGGCCTGCTCTCATGCCAATTACGCGGCGACCGCACCGTTCAGGGCGACGATGTCCCAACCCGAAACGGTGTAGATCAGCATCGCGCTGTCGCCCACGTTGGTGAACGTGATGGTGGTGAAGCCGATCTTGGTGGTGGGAGTCAGCACGGCCGAGCCGCCGTCAACCACGTGGCTGATGATCTTGATCTGGCCCACGACACCGTTGGCCAAGGTCAGGGCCTGCGCCGCGCCAGTGGTGGTCAGGGAGGTGAGCATGTCGGTCAGGTTGACCGCGCCCGCGCCGGACAGCGCCTGATTGGTGGCGATCACGTCGCCGGTGATGTTACCAGTAACGTCGCCGGCGACGTTGCCGGTGACGTTGCCGGTGACGTTGCCGGTGATGTTGCCGGTGATGTTGCCGGTGACGGTGCCGATGAAGCCGTTGGTCGAGGTGACCGGCCCTGAGAATGTGGTCGAAGCCATGATCAGTCCTTATGCACAAGTCGCCTGTCAGTCTGTGCATCGTCCGCTGGGCCGGTCTGACAAGCTGGGGTTTGCCCAGATTGTCTATGATATAGCACATACGTTTGTGCCTTGGCTAGTAGCCCCTCGTCATCGTTGAAGAGGCCCAGACCGCGATTGCAGTTCGAGCAAAGCAGGGCGCGGATCGCGCCGGTGACGTGGTCGTGATCGATGGCGAGATCCTTCGTCTTGCCGTACCTGCTATCAACAGCCCCCTCGGGTCGAGAGCAAATGGCGCACACGCCGTTCTGCGCTTGAAACAATTTTTCGTAGTCTTGCGCCGTAAAACCTTGCGCTCTCCAATCTCTGGTTTTGAGATAGTGGGGGTGGCATATGCCAAGAGCGTAAACGTGATTGTCGCAGGTTTTGATTGAGCAGACAGCAAAAGGCTTAGTTCGATCTCGGTTTTTAACATGCCCGTGCCGCAGTTTGCGCTGGTAGTGCTTCTTGCACAGCCCGTGCGCCTTCACCGGCTCCGCGCAGCCTTCCGCCACGCACTCGGGCGGCTTTTCGCGCTCACGGGTGCGGATTTCTGGAGTTACCGGCGCACCGCGTCGAAGTTGCATGTAGTGCGTCTGGCAGTAGCCGCGCGCCTTGTGAGGCCGATCGCATCCGGCCATCGTGCAAGTGTCGTGTTCTTTGAGCATAAAAAGACCCCCATCGGTTGGTAGGATGCGTATCCTAGTCACCGATGGGGGCTTTTACAAGGGGTTTTTAATCCCTTGTTTTACAAGGGCTTAGATGCCCGGAGTGCCGAATACGCCACGGGGGTCAGTCCAGCCGAAGGCATAACGCTCGGTTGCCTTGTAGCGCATGCTGTCGGTTTCGAAGTCACCTTCCATCGACTTCTCGAGGCCGCGACGCATCGCGAGCTTGAGGCCTTCCGGCGCGTCAGTCTCGACCCAGAAGGCCGTGTTGGAGGTGATACGCGACAGGTTGGCCTGACCGTCAGTGAGCAACCCGAGACTTTTGACTGGGTTGATATCATTGTCGGCAGTGCCTGCACGCAGGACGCTCTTCAGCAGCACTTCGGCTTGGAAGACGTTCGACGGGCCGGTCACGATCTTCTTCGGCGTCAGGCGGATACGCTTGCCGTTGTTGTCAACAGCGTTGCGGATCTGGATCAGCAACTGCTCCAGCGAGGTCTGCGACAGAGCCGCAGCCACGTTGAGCTGGTTGCTGAACGTGCCGTTGGCGATCGGGTGGTTGTTGGCCACCAGCGACACGCCGTCGCCGCCCGGATACGAGCCGTTGAAGGCACGGTTCAGGACGTTGGCACCCAGCGTTTCCTTCGTCTCGATCAGCGACTGCGCGAGGTGACGCGCATAGGTCTGACCGATTCGGATGTGGTCGCCGTCTTCCAGCAGCACCTTGGTCAGGGCGAAGGCCAGACCGTAGACGCGATAGACGTAGCGCTGGATGAAC